CTGTATTTATAAAAGCTTTAAGTTTTTCAACATCTCCTTTAATTTCTAGCCATTCTTGAACAATAGATTCCCAGTTTCTAAATGGACTAGCTAAACCATTCAAGTGATAACCTAAGTTTTTGGTTCTTTCTGGATATTTATGTATCCATCTTCCAGTCTTTTCATTACCTTTTTTCCATTCTTTTTCACTAAATGCTTTACCACAATGAGGACAAACCATTCTTACGTTACTTCCATCAGGTTCAAATTTTATGTTACCCCATTTAAAAGTCTGTTCTTTCTTACAGTTAGGGCAAGGAATATACCATTCAGCTTGGCTTGAATTATTATATTCATCTTCTATTTCAGATGACCCTTTTACTGTTGGAGTTCCTGTAATAATGTGTTTTGTAATATCATCAAATGTAGAAGTTCTTTTCTTTGCCAATGAAATAGGACTTCCTTCATTTCCTGAACTTTTTGGATATCTGTCCACCTCATCAAGAAATATGTTTCTAATAGGTCTTGCAGCTAATTTTGATGGTGAATTAGCTCCAACAAAAGCTATATATCCTCCTGGAAACATTTTGTGTGTAACAGTATTTCCAGAGTCCTTTTTACTAGGTTCTTTAATAATTGTGTGTAATATAGAATTATTTATAGCTGGTTGTATTCTCTCCTTTGAGAAACTTCTAGCCATTTCATCAGTTGGTTGAACTATTAACATTGGACAAGGATCTAAATGAGCATATCTTAAAATTGTATTGATGATTAATTCACTCTTTGCTAATTGAGCTGCCATCATCAATGTAACTTGCTTAGTTTCTCCTTTTGTTATTTTTTCATATATTTCTATCATATATGGTGTTCTTTCAACATTGAATTTACCAACTTCTTTTGCTGATGTAGTATCTAAAACTCTATATTGATTAGCCCACTCCATAATACTTACAAGTGGTGGTTGTCTCAATATTCTTAAACACTCTTTTATTAATTCCCTGGTTCTCTCATACATCTTTTGCTTTTCTCCTATTACTTGGTGGATTATAATTTGCCAGTTCTTCCAAGCAATCTATCAAAGTATTTTTTAAATAATCCAATCTATCAGCTTCTGATATTTCACTAATTTCATTGTCAATTTTTACAGCTGTTGCTTGTAATTTTGCTTTAAATTTAACTAAAATATCAGTTAAAACATATTTGACATCTTCATCCAGATGATATTTATCTTGTAAAATTTCAAGTTTATACTGTTGTAGCTCTCTTTCAACTGCTTTTTTCTTATTTCTTTCATCATTAACTGTTAAATATCTTTTTAAATTATCTTTCAAATCAAACTGTCCATTAGAATTTTTTTCTAATACTCCACGAGTTGCAAGTTCTTTAACTGTCTTTTCACTAAGTCCTAAAATTTCTGCAAAAGTTTTTTGTGTTACCAGGTTTATATCTCCACTTCTGGTTTGATTTATAAATTCAGTTACACATTTAATAAGAGGATAACTTCCATTTTCTGATTTATAATCCTTAAATAATTCTCTAACTCTTCTGTCAGAAATATTAAGAATTTTTGATAATTGTTTTTCATTTGCAAGTATCATATTTTCTCCCATGCGTATATATAAATTTTGGAACTAGGAAGGAAATCAAAAAATTTCGTATTTGAAAAGTTCCGAGCCTCCAGTCGCACCCTCTAATAAAAAAATTCTGTCACAGTACCTTTTTGATTACTCGAAGTCCTCATCACTCACAGCTGTGTCATTTTCACTGTTTATCATAGCTTTCAGTTTAGCTTCATCAACTACTCTATAACCAAGCATTAAGTTAATCTCTCTTGCTGCTCCTACTGCTGCAATGAGTGGCTTGTCTTTTCGTACTCTCTTATTGATAGTATGTCCATCTGGACCACTCTCATCAACATACTCAACTACTTCTGCCCCTTCCATTGCCATATTTATTACTTTTCCTAATTTTGATGCTATACTAAATGCCCCTAGTTCTGTATCTTGAAATAGGACCTCTCTTAATTCCAACATTGTTTTAGCAATCTTTGGACTTCTTTCTATGTTTGCTGCTTTTGTCTTTTCACTGTAACCAGCTTTTTCCTTTGCCTCTTCTTTTCCAATTCCAGACATTCGGTATATAACATATTTAGTTTGTTTTTCTGTCAAGCCCTCAAAGTTGCATATCTTTGCATTTTGTTTTTCATCTATTTCAGCTCTGATTTCTTTATACTTAACAAGATATCTATTAATCCAAGAGATAATAGTATTCTTGTTATATTTTGTTTTTCTTTGTATTTCATCATACAAATCTTTTTTCTTTGTACTAAACTTAGTAATTTCAAGTTTTATATATAATTCCAAAACTACTAATTGTTCTTCTTTAAAATTATCTGTTTTACTCATCTCTATACCTCACTGATTAACTCATCTTTTATATCCTCCCACTTGTATTCCTTGCCTTCTCTTTGTAAAATAATATCTGACTTGCCTAAACTTCTATATCTTTTAACTATTACATCAGCATACTTAGGATCATATTCCATTAAAAATGCTTTTCTGTTTAACTGCTCTGCTGCAATCAATGTACTTCCTGACCCACCAAATAAATCAAGAATATTCCAATCTTTTTTACTAGAATTATGAATTAATCTAGCAATTAATTTGATTGGCTTCATTGTTGGGTGAACATCATTTACTAATGGTTTGTTCTCTCTAATTATGCTTTCTTGCTCTCTTAACATCTGTTTTAAAATATTAATTAGTTCCTTTTTGCTATAATTTTCAATAGCTTTTAAATCTTTTTCTATTACTGTATCTTGTGTAAAATCTTTTATAAAATAATGTGCTGCTCCTTCTTTCCAGCCATAAAGGCAAGGTTCGTGTCTCCAATTGTAGTCTTGTCTTGATAGAACAAATTGATTTTTTACCCAGATTAAACATTGTGATATTTTAAATCCTGCCTCTTCCAATGCTCCTCTGAATGCCTTTGTTTCACTATCAGCATGAAAAATATAATAAGCTGCACCAGCTCTCATAACTTCAAAAGAATTTTTATAAAAATCTAATAAAAATCTATAAAAGTTTTCAGAACTCATATTGTCATTTTTAATTTTGTTTCCATTTGTTGCCTCATAGTTCACATTATATGGTGGGTCTGTAACCATTAAATCCATAGTTTCATTAGCAACTAATTTCTTAACATCTTCTAAATTAGTTGAATCTCCACACATAAGTTTATGTTTTCCTAATAGCCAAATATCCCCTTGTTTTGAAAAATACTTTTCTTCAACATCAGGAATATCTATTTCTTTTATTTCATTTTCATCAAGAATTTTACCAGGTAATAATGCTTCAATTTCATCAAGATTAAAACCTGTTAATTCTAGGTTTTCTCCTAGTTTTGTTAGTTCTTCAAATAATTTTTGATAATCCCATTCGCCTAGCTCTATTGCTCTAGCTTCTCCAATTCTTATTGTTTGTATTTCATTTTCAGTTAAATTTTCAATGAAAATACATTCAATTTCAGTTAATCCTAATATTTTTGCTGCTTCTACTTTCGCATAGTCACTAACAACATAATTATTAGAATCAACTATTATTGGGAATACACAACCAAATCTATCTAATAAGTTTTTATATAGATTAATTTGATTATTTGTACTTTTTCTAGGGTTCTTGGGATTTTCTTTTAAAACATCTAATTTAATCTTAGTTATTTTCATAGTCCTCCCTGTTCTAATTTGTTTTAAATCTTTGCATTATAAAAACAAATAATTATATTTTCAGTTTTAGGATTAAAGTGCCTCACATTATTATCACGCGAGAAAACTATTAAAAAGCATTGATATTAAATGGAAAAATTTTTTTGAATATGTGAAAATAGGAAGTTTTTTCTTCCTATTTTTTGCAAAAAAATGCCAAATGATTTTTGGTATCACATTTGACTTTGCAATTAAAGAGTATTAGATTTGCGAAGAATAGTTCGAGCCTCTCTATATTAGAAAAAAAATCTCTTTGTGGAGATGCTCTTTGTTGTGAATGAGTAAGGATGTCTTTTATCTTACTACGATAAAAAACAACCTGTCTGTAGCATTTATTGCTACTACTAGTAACAATATCATCAACTATTTTATAGTCAAATATCCACTCTAAATTATCTCTAATTAGTGAATCTAAATCTTGACATCTAAAATTTATAAACTTTTCTTTAAGAACTTCAACTGATTTTTCTACCTCTTCAATCAGTATTTTTCCCAAAGTATGTGATATTGTGTTTTGAATGCAATCTTTTATGTCTTTTATTGTTATATATTTTATTGAGTTAAACTCAAAGTAGCTTTTTATAATTTTCTTAGTTAATCTGTGTTCAAGTCTAAGGATTGCTCCTTTAACTTTTCTTGTATTCTTTTTATTATTTTCATGACCTTTTGAATAAAGTCTAATCTTCCACCCAATCATTGGTTGGAATGTAAAACCTGTTGTATAAAATTTATTTTCATTTTTATCAAAATTATAATATTGAACCTTATCTAAATCATTATATTTCCTTGTAAGTGCCTTGAAGAAGTAACTTACAATGTTATGAAATTTATAAAAGTTCCCAACTGACTCTTGTGTAGTAAATTCAAAATATTCATATCTTACTTCATCTTCAGTTATTTTATAATCAATTAAACTATTGATTAATTTTACTAGATTATCTTCCACTATAATTTTTTTTAATTCATCAGATAATGGAAAAATATTATCATCTGAAAAAAATCGTGGATAAGAGAAATCTATTTTTATTGTTGACATCTTTTTTAATTTTTTTTCTTCCAACTTAATATAATTTATATTTTCTTTATCAATCTTGTAATTATTTGTATGATTTGAAAGACTTTCTGAAAAAGAATGAGGAAACATTTTTTTAATTCTTTCTCTTACATACAAAATGTCGGTCTGGACATCAACAAAGACACAAGCTCTATCTAGTCCATACATTAGAATTTCACTTTTATTATTTCATTGCAATGTGGACAAGTTATTTCTAATTCCTTTTTTTTGAGATAAATAGTAACTTTTCTACCTCTTGCTACTCTAATTCTTTCTTCTGTTTCAGAGTATAAGTATTCTCCACAACTGCAATAATTATGACCTATTTCTTTATCCGAATTCTTGGCTTTGGGCATTCATACCAGCTCCTCCTTATTTTTTGATATGTAAGAATTTCATATTGTTCATCATTATATTTTTTAGAAAGTTTCTCATAACCTTGTTTGAATGTTCTCTTATCTGAATAACAAAATTTAGCAATAATATTTTTATATTCAGCATTCTTATATATAATTTTTTCTTTTGAGATTATTTTTATTAGATAATTGTAGTCAAATTCATAATTCATATTACTCTCCAAATTTAAAAATAACCTTGTTGCTTTTTAGCTAAATTTTAACTAAAATTTTTTGAACTTCATCAACTGCAGCTTGATTATTATTCTTTAAAGCCTTTCTTAGCCCCCAATCAGTTGAATATGAAGTTCGCTTTCTAAGTTCAGAAAATGTCATATCTAAATCAATTAATTTTTTCTTTACTTCCTTAAAAAAAGAAGTGTCTTGATTCTCTTTCATAGCTTCCTCCTTTTTGACAAATATAACATATAGATTTATATTTTGTCAATAAGCAACAAAAAACTATTTTTAGATAAATAAAAAAAAGTAGGAATTAACCTACTTTTAATAATTAAAAATATTTTATTTTAAGCAAACAACATTATCAAAGAAACAATATCACTAAATACTAAAATAACTAATCCTATCAAGATAGAAATTATACAGAAGACTAGAATATTTTTTCTATATTTTTCTTTTGTTACTAAATTAAATAAAGTGTGTATAGCTAAAATTAGAGTAGGGTTTATAATAAAAATTAATGCAACTAACTGATTTGGCTTAATATCAATTCCTTTAAATATAATAGATATATTTCCAGCTATTAATGTAAAAACAGATAAAAACATAGTTAGTTTCTTCATTGCATCAATTTCTATATCATTAATTTTTTTAGCATACTCTTCTATCAATGATTTTAATTTTTTTTCTTTACTTTCTAATTCATTTATTAAGTCGGCTTTATTTTTTTCTGTTTTAAAGTTAAGAGCCCTCATAGCATCTAACCTTGCAATATCCAGATTTATGTGATCATATAACTTTACAATGCAAGGGATTAATTTTTTATTTTTAATTTTTTTTATAGAAATATAAATATATTCTATATTTATTTTAACTCTTTCTAATAAAATATTTTTATCATTTTTGTTATTATCACCATCATCAATAAAATACAAGATAGAAAATATTGTAGAATATAGATGCCTTTTAGAGCCATCTTTTCCATATATATTTTCAATAGAAGTAAAATAATCTTCTAAAAATTCTTCTGGTTTATCTTCAAGTGAAAGTCTTATAATGAAATTTGTAAGATTATGATTGTCTTCTTCATCCATAAATTTCTTATTCATAATTATAAGCCTCTTTGTATTTCTTGTTGAATAGCTCTGTCTGTTATAATAGATCTTTCAGCTATAGAAATTGAGTTATCCCATGCTCCATTAGGAACATGACTCTTTTCAACTAAATCCCATGGAGAAGCATTAATATATTCTTTAACAATATTTTCAATTATTTCTTTTGAATTGTTATCAATTTCATCTCCATATAAAGTTTTAGAAAATCCATTGACATAATCTTCATATAGAACTATTTTCATAGCACCAAAACCAGCAAATTTATAAAACACATCAGGAACTACTGGTCCATATTGCCATGCTTCTATTCTGTTTGAAAAAATTCCATAACCTCTTCTTTTTATACTTTCTTTTTGAATAAAAAAAAGGATTTTTTGCAATTGTAAATTTGTGATTCTTAACTCATTTTTATCACACCATCTAATAATATATTTTGCAATATCCAATGCATCATACTTTAACATGAACCATCCCTCCTTCTATTTCTTTTGTTCTTTTCTTCTTTGTATTGTATATTATACAACATTTTTTAAATTTTTACAAAAAAATGTATATAATAATTTGTTTTGTCTATTTAGAGCATTTTTATATATTTTAAAATTATTATAACATATTAATTTCATATATGACTTTCCCCATTTCCCTAAAATTATCATCATCCCTTACATATATAGGATAATCTTTTTTATCATCAATAAGAAAAATTTCTCCTCTATTAGAAATTTTCTTACTAGCTATTATCCAATTTTTATTAAAATAAAATACTCCTTTCTCATTATTTTTCACTTCTGAGTCTTTATTTATAATAATTATTTTATTTTCTCTATCTTTTACTCCAATAATTCTATCATTTTTTATATTTTCATTTATTGGTAAATAAATACTAAATTCACCAGAATTTGCAACATCAGAAAAATCACCTAATGCAATGGATAAAGAAGAATATATCTTTATTTGCCGATTATTACTCAATTTTAGATCTGTTTGATAAATTTTTATATCTTCGGTACTTTCATTTATAAAATGTAAAGTTTGTTCTTCATTAATATTAAAATTTATATTCCTATCTTTTTTGGGAAGGTATCCAATTTTTTTATAAACTTCAACAATATCAAAATCATATATATTTGCAAGGTGGCTTAATAATATTGGATTAGGTAATTTCCTTTCAGCATTTTCAATTCTTTGTATATCACTTTTTTCAGCAATTAAACCTCTTGATTTTAATTTTAACCTTAACTCTTCAAGTGTATACCCTTTTTCTTTTCTTTTTTCAGCTAAGAAATTTCCTAATTCTATCATTTCTTTTTCATTTAATTTCATAAAGCACCTCCTTAAAAAAATTTTATAAGTTATTATATAATTTTTTTTATAAAAAA